TCTGGTGACACAGGTACGTTGTCAGGGTCTGTAGGATCGTTGTAGTACTGTGCTCTAAACTGCCCTTTGTCTAGATACTGACCACGTTTCTTAGCTAGTATCTTCATGTCAAACCCAAACCACTTACCGTCTTTACGTTGGGTTCTAGGCCAAAGAAACTCACCTGTGCCATCACCTCGTTCTTCTACAGGTCTTTCAAATATCTCGTAGATACTATCCTCACCTATCTTATCACCTCTTGGATTGTACTGATCCTCTGTCATCTGCAATAGATCGTTGTATAGATCAGCAGGGTGATACCTAGTTCCTACTACCCACTCTTTCGCTTCAGCACCTTCAATAGACGAGAGAAGAGAGTATTGACTTTTGACTTTATTGCGTCCTTCACCTGTGTAAGCATTTTCATACACCACGCAGTCATCGAGGACAGCAATGTCACAATGCAAGCCTGTAAGCGAAGTAGTGAGTCCACCAGTAAAGATCGAAGGGTCTCTAACATTTTCTTTCTTCCTTAATGGATGGTCTAACATAATCTCTGAGTTAGTCCATCTTGTTCGTTTACCTTCATCAAAGTTTACGTGATCAGGCCAATACCTTCTGTATATCTCTGATGTAAGTATGCCTTTGATAAAGCCTAGTTGTTTCTCAGCAAGGTTAGCTGTAGCTGATATGTATAGTATACGCAATGTTGGGTTCTTTGTCAACTCCCAAGCTACACGAAAAGCAATTAATCTTGACTTACCATGATCTCTAGGAAAGAGTAATAACTGATGAGTCTTTGAATCAGGTCTTATCCACCAGTTACAGACATCTTCGTGGGCTTGCCCTAGTACCTGCTCTGGTGCTACTAGCTTTATAAATGTTACAAGATCACTTTCAGCAGCTATTCGTATTTGCTCAAGAGTTGACATAAAGTTTAGGCAGCTTCTTTTTCGCTGTCTTCTTCAGGTTTTTCTTCAAGACTTTTTACTAGTAGTTCAGCGAAAGTATCTCTTCCTACTAAAAGCTGATCCATATTAAATCTTGAACTTTTTATTTTTCTTTCTAAATCATTAACATGATTAAAAAGCATTAGCTGTTTATCAGTAAAGTCATCTAATCTATATTCAACTTCATTGATAGTTACAGTTTTATTATCAGTCATTTCTTTCTCCTTTTTGACTAATTGAAAACTTATGTTATAGTTACATTTGGTATTGGTTGGACTTCCTTTAATTGATCTGGTGTAGTTGCTGCATCAATACCAGAGTGTACAGTAGCATCACGCAATACCTGTTTATCCGCTACTATCTGTGTTGTAGATGCGCCTGTTTCCAATGCTTTCATAAAGGCACTGTCTAGCTTTTCAAACTCAGGCACACGATGCTCTCTTATTTTATCACGCCATATATCTTTTGCTTTATCCATATTAACGCTAATAACAGAACCTGAAGGAGCATCCCACGCTTCACGAAAGGTTCTTTCTGAAGGTAAAGTGTAGTCCTCAATGTCATAATCTGAACCACCTAAAGCAACATAATTTTCACTCATATCATTTCCCACGCATTACGAAAACTTCTATCATCAGGTATTTGATCCTTATGTACAATTCTAAACATTGGTCTGTTGTGTTTTTCTGCCCAACATCTTCTAGGTAAGTCTTTCATACAAACGTATTCTATTGCTTGTTGTTCTGTAAGAGGACCGATTCTTGGTGCATCCCATTGTGCCTCATAGTCATCTTTATCATGCTTAAATGTAGCGTGTCGTCCCTCTTGTATTGCTTTTTGTTCAGCATCTTGCAATTTCCAAAAAACAGAAACAGGAGGTAAATTACCTTCCATTGCTATCTTCATCCAGTTTTCGCTTGGTGCTAAAACCGCAGTTGGCTCATCTGGATAATCAGGATCATCATATATTACTCTGTAATCGGTCACAACCAAAACGCCAAAGTTGAACAGTAGTTGCCGCCATCACGCGGAGATGGTGCATAGGTGTAAGAGGAAAGTGCCTCTATTCTAGCTGTGGTTGTGTTGTGACCTCGACCAAAAGTTGTCGCAAAGTCATTGTTAGTTGTATAGACAGGATCGTTGTTAGATGTGTCACCAGTAGTTGCATAGTTAAGACTTGGAGCAGAGGGTGATATATTTAAGTAGTACCTACCTGTACCTTGATCTGACAAAGAGCTAACTCCTACATCAGCCCTTAACGAAGCTGTACCTGCTCCATCCCAAGATGCCCAAACATTTGCACCACCTCCTGTTGATCCTATTATTGAACCAGTAACACTAAGATCACCTGTTACCAAAACATGAGGTGATGAGTTCTTTACCTCAAGTCTTTCTGTCCCACCAACAACTACACGCCACTGATCAGACGCATGGAACTGCATATATGTGTTAGTATCACCATGATGAAATATCTGGTCAACACCTTGAATGTCGTTGTTGTTCATGTCTAAACGGCTAAACATTTCCATGTAACCGTTATTTTCAATTGACATTCTTAGTGTACTGTCTGTGGTTTTATCGCCATTTATTGGCTTAGTATAGAACTCAAGCCTAGCTCCATCATCACTAGAACCTGTGGTTTCACTTGCTTTTGCAACAATTCTAGCAGGCATTTGAGCCGCTGTTTGAGTGGGGGGATCGGGAGTTCCGTCTGTGTGTCCGAAATTTAAAGAACCAAGAATTTCACCAGAACTAGTGGTGGTGTCATTTCTCATTAGCATTAAATTAGGTTCACCAGTAATATCAGTGCTAAACAAGAAGTTTCCACTTTCTTGGTTTACAAACTTTAAAGCACCTGCGCTTTGCCACTGAATATATGCTTTATTCGTTGTTCCTTCTTGCCAACGAATGTAAGGGTCTGTTGATCCAGATAAGACTAGTTTTTCATTAGACGTAGACGTTATAGTCATTGATGCAGCAGAATTATCAATAGTAGCTATATCATGGATTGTGTTAGAACCCATGTAAAGATCACCACCTTCTGAGGTAAGGTCACCGTTAGCTTCTATTGTCCATCTTAACGTAGAGCTTACATTTTTATTATCATTGACAGCTTTTGTGTAAAACTCTAGTCTAGCTCCATCATCAGAGTCACTCATTGTTTCTGCAGCAATACCTCTGATTGAAACAGGAAGTTGTACCCCTGTTTGATCAGGAAAATCTGGTGCGCCATCAGTGTGACCAAAACCTACTATACCTAAGATGTCGTCTGTAACAGTTGAAGTATCATTCCTAATTAAACCAACGCTATGATATGAAGTAAATAGACTATCACCACCTAAAAATCTAGTAGCGTGGGCTTCTATACTAACTGTTTCTCGTGTAGCACCGTCTTGAATGGTTTGTATAATTATTCTTGATTCTTCATCCCCTGCTGTAACATCCAACATTTGGGCATTGACACCACCATAAATGTGAGCATCTCCGTTAGAATTGTTACCGTAAAACCAAAGACCACCTATAAAGTCATTATCAGCAGGTGTGGCAGAATTTCTATATAAGGTTAAATCAGGTGAGCTAGAGGCTCCTGCGTTGTCACCTTCAATAAGAAAACCACCTGTAAGGTTGTCAGAACCATCCCCTACTTTTACATGAACAGGTGCTGTAGGATCATTATTATTTATTCCTACTTTACCATTCCCTGCTATTCTAATTCTTTCAACTAGAGAAGTTGTTCCATCCTCCATAGTATGAAATGTTATTGCAGCAGGTGCACTGTTTGTTCCTACAGTACCGTCTATCTCTCCAGATATCTTAGCACCTATAGTAGCCCCTGAGTTTGTTCTTCCTTTAAAATTTATATTACCAAGGACATCATTATCATCTACATCAGCACCTGCACCTATAGTTTCAAGTCCTGATTCGTCTGCTCTAGTTTTGTAAAAAGTAAGATGACCACCATTTGCATCAACAGATGACCTACCTATAACAATACCTGAAGTATTGTCACTGGCTCCTTGTACTTGAAAATACTCAGTAGCGTAAGTAAATGAGTTAGCAGTACCTGTAGTGATGTCAGCACCTACTATAACTCTACCTAAGTCATCTATGACAAACCTTGATTCTGGTGCTG